TAAGGTTCCGTCTGACTAAACAATCTACATGAAACGTAAGTGCTTCGCACTTAATATAAATAGAATAAATAGTTAGAGCGAAAGCGAAAACTTGTGTTTACGTAGTAAACACATTATAAGTAGGAAAGATTATGCGTGTACAAGATATATTAGTAGAAGTTGATCCAGCACTAAAAAGTTTGGTAAATCCTTTATCTAGTGTTAACACATCGATACCAAAATTCGATATGAAACCATCTGGAGTACTTGATAAAAGCGGAAACAAGATATTTAATGTTGTCGACAATAATGGTAAGGTTGTAAAATCTTTTAGTGGTCCAAATGCGGCTGGTGAAGCTGAACAATTTCGTGACACAGAAAATAACAAAGTAAGATCCAAAGGTCAAAAAGTTGATAACAAAAACCTAAAGTCACCTGATCAAAAAATGTCTAAGGACGAAATTAAAAAATTAGTCAAAGACGAAATGGACAAAGACAACAAAACATTAAAGAAAATTAAGAAGTATCTTCGTAAACCTGGTGCTAGGTGGGGTGGTATTATAGGAGTTTTAGCAACAACTGGATTTCTCAGCTATGATAGAATGTCCAAGCATCTACGTGCATACGGAAGATATTTTTGCTTGAATAATAATCAAAGTGGACCTGGACCTTATAAAAAGGAACTAGACATGGTTAAAGCTAGAATTACAGCAGACTTTGGACATGCTATTAATCAAATTTTAGGTGCTTTGATTGCAGGAACGATCGCAGGAAGAACAGCGGCATATTTCTTTGGAGGCTTTCCTGGACTAGGATGGCTAGTAACCTTAATAACTTTTGTAGGCGGAACTGCTCTAGTAATTGCTTTGGAAAAGCTAAGAGACAACAATGATTTTTGGGACAAATGGACAGCTAATACAACTGGAAAAATACTATCCGGAAAATGGTTAAATGATTTGGCTGGTGTAGGATCTGGACAAGCATGTATACCTGAAGGTATTGAACTTGATGAAGAGTCTGAAAGACAAATGACTAAACAAGCCTCAATGGATATTATTAATAGTGATCCGCGTATAGCACAAGCACTTAAACTAGCTAAGAAAAAGAAAGCTAGATCAAAGGCATCTTAGCATCACTAGTTAACTTAATATTTTCTTCTGCAATTTTACTAATTATTTCTTTATCATCAGCTGAAATCTTATACATAACATCATCATAAGATAATGCTCCTCGCATGTACCATGCTAATTTGTAAGCATCATATTTTAATTGTTTACAGGCGGCTTCGTATTCATCACCTAGGGCTAAAAGTTGAGATTCCTCGAGCGGAGCGATCGTGTTCCGAAAAAAGACGAGTAATCCACATTTAGTTTTGACTTGTACACTGAATCACAATCTTCACTTGCACAGGTTATGTCTAAGATATCGTTGTTCCAGTCAACGTTCATTTCTTCAATTCCATTTCTTACTTGACCAAATATTTCTGCATCGTTGTCTATAACAAATGATTTAATTGCATTTACATCAGTTTCATTATCTTCACCTTTGGTAATATTGCTAATATGTGCAATTGAAAGATCAATGTTAACTTGACTTAAAGTATCAAGAATCTCTTGTCTTTTTATAGCTTTTTCAGATTCCTCTATATTTAAGTTTTCAACTTGTGCAATTTGTTTTTGAAGTGTAAAGTGTTGTTGACTGAAGTGCGTTGTTTCTTTATAAGTTAATGGTCTTAGATGAAATGTAAGTTCTTTGATTTGAACCTGATTGACTAGTTTTCCACCGTCAATTTTATCCATCATCTTCTGTAGCTGTATGTCACTTGTTGTTTCTTCATCGCACTTTGGACATGTTGTTGTTATTGGCATGGTATTTCCATAAGTTGCCATTCTAATGGCTAACAATATGTAATCCAAGTCAAAGCCTATTATTCTCCAGGGATCTTTAATCAAAGGTATACAGCTCTGTATAATCTTAGCTGTTGATTCTCCAGAAAATAATGCATCTGGTGTTTTCAGCATGATCTCGTCCATGGTGTTCATGCCAAAAACAGGCAACTGTGTGTATTGCTGATCCTGAATTACAGATTCATCGTAAAAATGACCTTTACTTGGAAGGTCAATGAATATCTTAGGCTGTCTTTTATGTTGTTCTAAAAAACTGCTCATATAATTCTCCACATAAATACATATAGTAATACTTAGCCCGAAAAGTTAAGTACGTATATAATATAGGTTTTAAATTTATGACAGAAGACGAACTAAGACGTGCGATAGCGGAAGCAATGTCAGAAGCCTTTAAAAATCAGGCTAAAAATGCACCTTCTGGTGGTGGCACAGGAATGTTATCAAAATCAGCTGAGAGTCTCGGCGGAGCATTTAAAGAATTTGGAAAACAGGTAAATTCTGGTGGTGGTAGATTATCAGAAGTGTCTAATACCTTTGCAAAAAAGACAAAAAGCGTATTTGGTCCATTATCAACAGCATTTGGGGGTATTACTACAGGAATACAATATCTTGAAGAAACTACAGACCAATTTAGAAGACTATCCAAAGTAGGTGGCGGAGCGGCTGGTAGTTTAGGAGCACTCAGAGCACAAGCAGGTAGGGCAAATTTAAGTTTAGATGCATTCGCAGGAATAGTTGAAAGAAATGCACAAAATTTAGTTGGATTTGGAGGAGGATTAGAATCAGGACAAAGAAAGGTTGCTGAACTAGGTTCCGCAATGTTTGATACAGGTATCATTGATAGATTCATGGCTCTAGGATATTCTATAGAAGAAGCAAATGAATTTGTAGTAAAAAATACAGCGTTACAAAATCGTCAAGCAATGTTAGAAGGCATGTCTACTGCACAGCAGGTAAGTTCAGCCGCGGCACTGGCTAAAAACATGCAGATCATGGCGAAGCTAACCGGTAAAGACGTACAGCAGATGCAAGATGAATTAATGGAAAGACAGAGGTCGGGCTCAACACAGGCGGCATTGCGTCTAATGGAGATGGACGGAGTTACTAATGCAGGAGCGGCATACCAAGGAGTTCAGTCTACTTTACAAGCAGGTTCGTCAACATTAAGAAACTTATTTGATGACTTAACACAAGCACAGGCACCATTGACAGCTTCAACACAGCAGTATGCGGCTGTAAACCAAGAAGCATACCAACTTGCAATGCAGGCAAGAAACGCAATGGCACGTGGTGACGAAGTAAAAGCAAAAGAACTTGCGGCTCAAGCTGTAGCGGCAGAACAACAAATGGCGACTTCAAGGCAAGGACTTACCATTGCAACTTACGGTCAAATAAGTGACATTGCAAAAGGTCAAGCCGATGTCCTTCAAGAAACTGGTGACATAATCACAGGTGTGCAAGCCGCGGCTAAGAAAATGGGAATTGCTACTAATACAGCGGCAGGACATATGGAAGCGTTTAGTAAAGCACTTGAAACAATTACCACACAAGTTAGTACACAACAAATGGGCAGAGCACCTGGCCAAGATGCTTTAAAACTTATTAATGAATCAGAACAAGCACTTGCAGAAACAGCTGGAGACATAAACGAACAAATAGGACTACAGATTGAAAGCAATACCCATATGGTTACGGCATTTCAAAAAGCCACAGGTACATTGGGCACTATCACATCAGAATTAGAAGTTATAGCCGATACAATTAGTGGTGTACCCGGAAGTTCAACTAACCAAGTCGGTGACCTACAAAGTAGAGTTGGTGACACTACAGACACAGGAAACACAATAACACAGGATCACGTAAAATTATTACAAACTGCTTTAGATCCTATGAAGCCAATGAGCGAAAGAATACAAGCATCTGAAATACTTAACGCTACAGGTATTATGGATAATGGTATGTTAAAAACAACACTTCAGGGTATTAACTCTACATTGTTAAGCGAATCAAAGAGCTCCTCAACTGCTGAAAAAACAGAACAAGACACTGGAGTAGGAAAAAGCATGTGGGATAAGATTAAAGATGCAGTTCCAGGTTTAGCAGAAGGAGGAACACTAGGTGCTGGAATGCTAGGCGTAGTGGGTGAAGGTGGAGGCATGCAAAATGCAGAACTGTTAACTGGTCCTGCAACAGTTACTCCTATGACTACAATGGCCAATGCACTTCAGACTCAGTTTTCTTCTATGACTAATCAGATGCAAAATGCAATGAAACAAGATGCTACAGGGGTTCCACAAGCTCTACAAGATGTTATGGCAGATTTAAAAGCTGTAGCACCAAAAACAGATGATATAGATCCTGCACAAATGAAAACACAAATGTCAGCTATGAAAAAACAAATGCAAGAAATTCAAAACAGTCCGGACCTTATTCAAATGATGCAACAGCTAATAGAAATAAATAGAAAAACAATGGAAAACACTAATAAACAATTTAAGCTGTCAACTGACAACATGAGGGGTATTTAATGAGCTGGAAAAAGTATTTTACTCCTGTACAAACAGGAGATAATCAAACTGGTAGCTATTCGCCCCTGAGCGGCAAAGGATCTTCCACACAACCGGGTCCTGCTAGATCAAATTATAGTTCATTCCTACCAGATGTGTATGTAGGAACTCCTAATAGGGTTGAAAGATATGGACAATACAATACCATGGATATGGATTCAGAAGTTAATGCGGCTCTTGATATCCTAGCTGAGTTTTGTACACAAAAAAATAAGAAGAACGATACACATTTTGAATTCAAATTTTACAAAAATGCAACTAATTCAGAAGTACAGATACTGAGCGAATATCTAAAACAATGGTATAAGATACAGCGTTTTGAAAATAGAATGTTCCGTATTTTTAGGAACACTTTTAAATACGGAGATGGATTTTTTGTTAGAGATCCAGAAACTAAAAAATTATATCATGTCGATCCTTCAAAAGTAAATAGAATAATTGTAAATGAATCAGAAGGCAAAAAACCTGAGCAGTACGTAATTAAAGATGTTACATTTAATTTTGCTGATATGGTAGCAACCAAAGCACTTCAAACTAACGGTAATGTAACCGGAGGAGGCAGTGGATATTTAACTGGTGGTGCTAGAGGAATGACTGGAAACAGTTCAGGACAATTAGGAAATAGATTTACAGTAGAGCAAGGTGAAATGGCAGTTAATGCAGAACATGTTTTTCATCTTAGTTTATCTGAAGGACTAGATAACAATTATCCATTTGGTAACTCTTTGTTAGAGACAGTTTTTAAGGTTTACAAACAAAAAGAATTATTAGAAGATGCAATTATTATATACAGGGTGCAGAGAGCACCTGAACGTAGAGTATTTTATGTAGATGTTGGCAACATGCCATCACACCTTGCAATGCAGTTTGTGGAAAGAGTAAAAACAGAGATACATCAAAGACGTATACCGTCCAAGACAGGCGGGGGTACAAATGTTATAGACAGTAGTTACAACCCGTTGTCAATCAACGAAGACTACTTTTTCCCACAAACAGCAGAAGGGCGTGGATCTAAAGTTGAAACACTACCTGGAGGCACAAACTTAGGAGAAATAGATGATCTCAGATATTTTACTAATAAGCTCATACGGGGTTTACGAATTCCTAGTTCATACTTACCAACCGGGGCAGATGACAGCAATGCTCAGTATAATGACGGTAGAGTAGGAACAGCATTTATCCAAGAACTACGTTTTAACACATATTGTGAAAGATTACAAAACTTACTAGTTGACGAATTTGATCAAGAATTTAAAAGATACTTGTTAGAAAAAGGCATGAACATTGATACAGCAATGTTTGATCTTAAATTTATGCCTCCGCAGAACTTTGCGGCTTACAGACAAACAGAATTAGATAATCAGCGTATTGGATCATTTGCACAAATACAAGCAGTTCCGTTCTTATCTAATAGATTTGCACTAAAAAGATTCTTAGGACTATCAGAAGAAGACATAGCAGAAAACGAAAGACTATGGGCTGAAGAAAATGATGAAAACTTAACTCCTCCTCAAGGTGATGCGGCAGGAGAAATGAGAGGCGTTGGTATCAGTAGTGCAGGAATATCTGCCGATATATCCGGCGCAGAGGATCAAATTGATATAGAAAATTCAGAAGAAGGTGGGGAAGGAGCACCACCAGAAACAGCAACAGGAGCAGATGCAGGGGCAGGAGCACCTCCAGCAGGCGGCGAACCACCTCCACCGGCATAAATAATAGCATGATACTGAGAGAAATTTTTTATTACGATAAAGAAACTATGGAACCTGTCGAAGATAACAGGTATGATCCTCAGTATGACGATTCTATTGTTGACTTAGATGATACCCGGCAAACACGATTGACATTACGTCAAATTAATCGTGCCAGAAAAGCAAGTGAGCTACATACTAAAGAGAAGACCAAAGACAATGATTTAGTTAGATCAATGTATGGAATAGCCGCTCAGCAACAGGCGGCCGGAGTATGATAGTTGGCAAAGCTAGACAAGCGTAAGTATACAAAACAGCAATGGCACATTATACGTGAACAACGCCGTTTTGATAAATTACAACAAAAACATAAAAAACTTTCCCAAACAGATACTACAAAAAGAAATAATCAAATTGCATTTGTTTTAGGCAATGGCTTATCAAGACAAGGCATAGATTGTCAAGAACTTAGCAAAATAGGAAAAATATACGGATGCAATGCATTGTATAGAACTTTTATGCCAGACTACCTAGTTGCAGTAGATGTAAAAATGGTTTTAGAAATTAATAAAACTGGATTTCAAAAGAAAAACGAAGTTTGGACTAATCCCAACAGAGCATATGATAGAATGCAAGGATTTAATTTTTTCTCACCATCAAAGGGTTGGAGTAGTGGACCAACAGCATTATGGTTAGCATCACAACATGGTTATGAAAAAATTTATATTTTAGGTTTTGATTTTAGAGGACTTAAAGAAGGTACAAAGTTTAATAATGTATATGCAGATACTCCAAACTATAAAAAAAGCGAAGACGGTGCTACATTTTTTGGTAACTGGTTAAGGCAAACCAAAGCTGTTGTACAAGAAAGTAAACAAATTAACTTTGTAAGGGTTATAACATCTGATAACTACAACCCCGATGAACTAAATAACTTTACAAACTATAACGTCTGCAAAGTAGACGATTTTAAAAAAATTTATGACCTATCATAGCGATTTTTACCAAATTCGCTCGTTTTCACCTATTATCTAGGTGTTTTTTTCAAATATAGTAAATATATTATATGACAGCCTTACCGAACAGGTAAATTTTAACATTTATAGGAGATTAAAATGGCAACAAACAAATTTGAAGAAATGCTTGAGCATCTCGTAAATGAGGATCGCGAAAAAGCAGAAGAACTTTTCCACGATATCGTGGTCGAGAAATCCAGAGGAATTTATGAGAACTTACTTGCTGATGAAATAAAAGAAGAGTCAGACGAGGAAGTTGATGAAAAAACTGATGATGAAGTTGAAGAAGCATCTGATGAAGAAGTAGACGAAGCGTCAAAAGACGAAGAAGTAGACGAAGCATCTAAAGATGAAGAAGTAGACGAAGCATCTAAAGACGACGAAGAGGTTAAAGAAGACTTTGATCTTGATGAGTTTGAAGTTGAAGCCGATGACGACATGGAAGGCGGAGACATGGACATGGATATGGATGCAGATGCAGATCCAGAAATGGACATGGGCGACGAAGGAGAAATGGGCGACGAAGGCGACATGGAAGATAAAATTGCAGACCTTGAAGATGAATTGGCTGATTTGAAAGCTGAATTCGATGCAATGATGGGTGACAAAGAAGGTGGCGACGAAGAAGGCGACATGGATATGGGCGGCGATGCAGAAGATGACATGGCTGGCGATATGGAAATGGAACCAGAAGAAGAGTCATTTGTCCCTGAAAAAACCGATGACGAAGTAGAGGAATCTAATTTGTCGGCGGCGGAGCAGATGAGAGAATATGTCGAAAAAGTGAATGTTTCACACAGTGACGGTGCAGATAATAAAAAATCTACTGTAGCTGGTAAAAACGACATGGGAGGAACTGCTTCTAACTTGGTACAGAGTGAAGAAGGCTCAACCAAAGGAACAGCTGGTGGACTAGCACAACCAAGCACTAAAGAAGATAGTGCAGGTAATGTTAATGTACCAGGTGGGAAAGCTGGTAAGTCAATGAAGTCTATGCCAAAAGGCCACGGAGCTGAAAAGAAAGGCTCAGGCGAATCTGGGGTTAATGACAAACCAGTCATTGGCTCTTAATTAGGACTTAGGTAGATGAACTTATTAAGAGAACATCTTTCATTCGACCAGGCAAACATTGTCGTGGAGAATGCCAATGAAGGAAAAGACCTGTTTATGAAAGGTATTTGTATTCAGGGAGGTGTTAAAAACGCAAATCAGCGTGTTTATCCTGTAAATGAAATTGGCAGGGCTGTCAAAACTCTCAGCGATCAGATAGCCGGCGGATATAGTGTACTCGGAGAAGTTGATCATCCAGAAGGACTAACTGTTAATCTGGATCGTGTGAGCCATATGATATCCGAAATGTGGATGGATGGTCCAAACGGTTACGGAAAAATGAAAATTTTACCAACCCCTATGGGAAGCCTAGTTAAAACAATGCTGGAAAGCGGAGTTAAACTTGGTGTCTCCTCTAGGGGCTCTGGTAACGTAAAAGAAGACGGATCCGGTGAAGTATCGGATTTTGAAATTATTACGGTGGATGTGGTAGCACAACCAAGTGCTCCAGGAGCATATCCTACACCAATTTATGAGCATTTAATGAATGCACGTGGAGGCTACAAGGCATACGAGTTAGCACAGGCTACAAAAGACGACCCAAAGGCACAAAAATATTTAAGAGAATCGTTGGTTAATATAATCAACCGACTCCAATAAAAGGAGAAAATACAATGTTGGATGCACTAAAAACTTTGTTTGAAAATGATGTAGTTTCCGCAGAAGTGCGTCAGGAAATCGAAGAAGCATGGAACAAGAAGATTAATGAAAATCGACTTGAAGTTACCAGCGAACTTCGTGAAGAATTTGCTAAAAAGTACGAGCATGACAAAAATGTTATGGCTGAAGCTGTAGATAAGATGGTTACAGATAGATTAGAAGCTGAGATGAAAGAGTTAGCTGAAGATCGTAATCAACTTTCAACTGCAAAAGCCAAATACGGTGTAGCGATGCGTGAAAATGCAGACCTACTAAAAGGTTTTGTTATGAATCAACTTAAAGTAGAAGTAAATGAACTTCATGAAGATCAAAAAGGCATGGCTAACAAATTTAAAATGCTTGAAGATTTTGTAGTTGACTCACTTGCAAAAGAGATTGCAGAGTTCCAAACAGACAAAAAAGACCTAGCTGAAACCAAGGTAAAACTTGTACGTGAAGCTAAAGTTCATTTCAATAAGTTAAAAACTAAGTTCATTGAAAAGAGTGCGGACAAAGTATCTGGAATAGTTGATAAAGTTCTTAACAAAGAAATTCATCAGCTGAAAGAAGATATTGAAGCCGCAAGAAAGAATGATTTTGGTCGTAGACTGTTTGAAGCATTTGCCGCTGAATACGGCAACAGTTATCTTAACGAAAAGTCAGAAACGGCTAAATTGTTAAAGTTAATTGATTCGAAGGACAAGCAACTAGCAGAAGCAAAAGTAGAAGTAAGCAAAAAGTCAAAAATTGCTGAATCTAAAGATGCTGAAATTGCCAAAATGGCAGATTCTGCTATGAGAAAAGATACGGTTGCTGAGTTGATTAGTCCACTGAGCAAAGATCAAAAAGAGATTATGATCGATTTACTGGAAAGTGTTCAAACCAAGAGGTTAAAATCGGCGTTTGATAAGTACCTACCGGCAGTTATAGACGGTAAAACTCCAGAAAAGAAGGCAATTATGACAGAAGGCAAAGAAGTAACAGGCAATAGAGAAGAAAACCAAGATAGTGACACAAATCACGTTGCAGGCGGGAATGTTATTGACATTCAACGACTTGCAGGATTAAAATAAGGAGATACCAAATGTCAGAACTATTAGAAAGTCGCTGGCAGGATACCAAAACAGCACTTCTTGAAGGCCTACAAGGCACAAAGAAAAGCGTAATGGCAACCACACTTGAAAATACTAAGCAGTATTTGCAAGAGGCGGCCACAGCTGGTGCGACTTCTGCCGGTAATGTTGCAACTCTTAATAGAGTTATTCTTCCAGTTATCAGACGTGTAATGCCAACAGTGATTGCAAATGAAATTGTTGGTGTTCAGCCTATGACTGGACCAGTGGGTCAGATCCACACATTGAGAGTACGCTATGCGGACACTCAAAACGCTACAGGATCAGCTAACGATGTTACAGCTGGTGATGAAGCGTTATCACCATTCAGAATTGGTCAAGCCTATTCTGGAGACGGTACTGCAGGTAAAGCGAATACTACTGCGGCACTTGAAGGGGCGGCTGGTAACAGACTGTCAATTCAGATCCTCAAGCAAACTGTAGAAGCAAAAACCAGAAAGCTATCAGCTAGATGGACTTTTGAATCTGCTCAGGATGCACAATCACAGCACGGTATTGATGTTGAAGCTGAAATTATGGCGGCTTTAGCACAAGAAATTACTGCTGAAATTGACCAAGAGGTTCTAACAAGCCTACGTACACTAGCAGGTACAGCCGCTGAAACTTATGATCAAGCGGCAGTTTCAGGTACTGCTACTTTTGTTGGTGACGAACATGCGGCACTCGCTGTTCAAATTAACAGAGTATCAAACTTGATTGCTCAGCGTACACGTAGAGGAGCAGGAAACTTTGCAGTTGTTAGCCCATTTGCGTTAACAATCTTACAAAGTGCTACAACTTCAGCGTTCGCAAGAACAACTGAAGGTGCATTTGAAGCTCCAACAAACACTAAATTCGTTGGTACATTAAACAACGCAATGAGAGTGTATGTTGACTCATATGCAGGCGACGGTACAGGCGTATTAGTTGGTTACAAAGGTTCAAGTGAATCAGATGCGGCCGCTTTTTACTGCCCATACATTCCATTGATGTCAAGTGGCGTTGTATTAGATCCATCATCATTCGAGCCAGTCGTATCATTTATGACTAGATACGGATATGTTGAGCTATCTAACACAGCTTCATCGCTTGGTAACGCGGCAGATTACTTAGGATTAGTAGATATTACTAATGCTAACGTAAGCTTCAGCTAATATCTTTTAGCATAAATTAAAATAGGCCCTACGGGGCCTATTTTTTTGACTAAATTTCAAATGAAAAAGAAAGACTTTGTACTAGAAACAATTTATGAAAAAAAGACAGAGCACAGCACAATTTGGTTAGTGCGTATTAAATCAAAAAAATAAAATGGCATTTAAGAAAAAAGGTATAGTAAGATTACATATGGGCAAACCTGTAGCATATGCAATATTGGATGAAGAAGATTATCAACACATATATACACGTAAGGATTATATAAGAATAGGTGTAGAAACTTTATTCTTTATAGGACTAGCATATATAATTGGAGATATAGCATATATGACATGGTTTGCTGACAAATATGATATTTTTGGACAAGTTGATAAAATAATTTACATTTTACCGTAAAAAAAGGTTGACAAATAGTATTGTATTTGCTATAGTATATATATTGTTAGTAGACGACGGTTTATTAATAGCATTGTGCAAGGAAGAGGCGTTTACCAGAGCGTCGAACTTGGCTAGTTAGGGGTGGTACCCAGGTTTGGTAGTAGAAATACGCTGAGTCACATCGCTCTCCCGAGCGGAACTAGGCTCCCTGGATTTGAGAATGGCATCTCGGTCGAGGGGTTGGAGGTATAACCGAGTCCTCCCAATGCATCTTACACTTTCCCTTATTTGATAAATATAATTGTTAAAGGAGAACCTCTATAATGGAGGGGTTATGCGGTTACCCGCCGCGTAGACCTAGAACGTCAAGATAAGGAGAAAACAATGGGAAGACCAATAAACAAAGACAAAATCGGTTTTGGTACCGGACGTATTAAAGTAAGTAGACACTTTTTTACAGGTGGTTCTGAAGCTACATCAGCGGCACATATTCACAGACAAGCTGGTAATAATAAATTTGTTATTAGATTAGATTCTAATGCAACTGGCGTGTTTACACCTGCTACACATGCAGACGACGAACTTATGACACTTGTTAACAAAGCTAACGGTGCATTAGTTGCAGGAGAGTTTAAAATTGATGCAACAGGTTCTGATTCAACAGTTTACCAAGTTACAAAACTTAGAAATAGAACTGTACAGCTAGAAGGTGGCGGTACTGAACAAACTGCTATCTACGGCATAGGTATTGATGCTAGTGCTAGGGAAGGTTCAACAGTTAATAATACATTAAGTGTTAACATACCTAAACAATAGGTTTTAATAGTGTAGGGGTGAAAGCCCCTACATTTTAAGGATTATAAATGTCAAAAGTACTAAAAGTTGAAAACGGAAATTACTCAGTAAAAGTAGAAGCGGGTCAAAATATTATTCTTGATACTGCAAGGGGAACTACATCAGGATCTCCTTCAAAACCTGCTGGTACAGTAATTGTAAGAGGAAGTTTAGAAGTAGAAGGTACTACAACTACAGTCGAATCAAATAATACTGTAATCGCTGACAATGTTATTTTACTCAATAGTGGAGAAACTGGTGCTGGTATCAGTATTGCTAATAATAGAGAAGCTGGTATTGAAATAGAAAGAGGCACATTAGACAATGCAAAAATATTGTTTGATGAAACTATTGCATGGAGTTTAGGTGCTACAAGTAGTACTGGTACATTTAAACTTATTAATTCAGCGGCACAGATTTTGCCTTTACACACTAACGGTATTAAATCTGCAGGAAAACTTTATGTAGATACAGGTTCGGATGTGATAAGTGTTACAAACACTACAAACTATGAAGAAGGTATATTTACATACACAGGGTCAAATATTGTAGATGGCGGTGGCGGTGTTGTTCAAGACGATGACAACATACCTAATACGAAAGCACTAGTTGATTATGTTTCGTATGCACTAACAACATTGGGTGTGGCAGATAATATAGCTGAAGGTGATACAAAGGTTGAAGTACAAGATTTTAGTGTAACAGGTGCTCCAAGTAAGATGCTTGTAAACATTGACGGTACTGAAAGATTTGCAGTATATGACAACAGATTAGAATTTGCATCAATTAGGTTATCAGGAAATAAAATTTCCGTATTAGATAGTAATGCAGACTTAGAACTTGAAGCGGCAGGCACAGGATCTGTTGTGGTAAACGATATATTAAACTTAATGGAAACTCCGGGCGTAGATGATGCAAGTGTTGACCCAGGTGCACCTACTGAAGGAATAAAACTATACAGTAAAACTCAAGGATCCGGTAATACAGGATTATTTTTTGTAAATAAAAGCAGTACATCAGATGAGATTATAAGCCACAATCGTGCTTTGGTTTATAGTATGATCTTTTAAAAGGAAATGAAATGGCAATAGTAACAAATAGATTAACAACTACACAACTTGATGCAATCACAGTTCCGTCAAACAAAACATATGCAATTACTAATATTTTAGTATGCAATAATGGAAGTGCGGCGGCGACATTTGATATGCATTTCATTCCAAGCGGCTCTGCACTTAGTAACAATGTTACACGGGTTATAAATGGACTTTCTGTTGATGCAACAGAAACATTTACATTTGATAGCGAAAAAATAGTACTATCTACAGGTGACAAGATATCTTTTGTTGCATCTCCAGACGTAGGAAGCGGTAATACTAATTTAAGTGCAATGGTTAGTTACTTGGAAGTATAATATGAGACTTATAAAAGCACAAACAACTAATCTTCGTAGCATTAAAGCTAAAGGTATTAGGTATGACATAAACGGTCAAGTGATTTTAGACAGTACTGATGCAATTCTTGTTCCAAAAGGAACAACTGCACAAAGACCCACTAGTCCTGCAAACGGACATGTGCGTTATAATACCGATACAAACGAAATTGAAGGTTATCAAAATGGTGCTTGGAGAAAAGTAAGATACAAAGAACCAAATACTGTGGGAATAATACAACAAAATCTCGGTAGTGGAGATGCTGTTGAAACTATATTTGGACCATTAGCAAGTGGTGACAGCGATTATCCTACACCGGCGGCGGCACAAAATGTTTTAGTATTTGTAGAGAACGTTTTTCAAATTTCCAGTACAAACTATTCTTTGGTTCAAAATCCAGGCGCACAAAATACAATTACAAGTATTGTCAGTGTAGGAACAAGTACAGTAATTGAAACAGCTACAGCTCACGGATTTACCACTGCTAATTTAATATATGTTACAGGAGTAGAGAGCACAATAGACGATGCTGTTGAAAACTTAAACACTGATGATTCAAGTTCTCCTGGAAGCCATACAATTACAAGCATACCAGCCGCAAATAGAATAGAAATTGCTGTTGATACAGCTGGTGGTAATACAGCAAACTACATTGCTAGTAGTGGAAAGATTTTTAAATCTGGTACTGCCACAGGCCCATATCTAGATGGGTATTATTTAAGTTTTACATCTGCACCACCATTAGATAAACCTATAACTGTCCTACATAACTTCGACAAATAATAAAATAAATACTGTGACAAGGAGACAATTACGTGTCACAAGTAGGTAGAATATCGGGTCCATTACTGAATGCAAATTTAGAAAGACAGGGCGTTGGCCTTTCTTTTAAAAATGTGTTAACTGACGATCCTATTCTTTTTATTGATTCAGCTAATAAAAAGCTAAGTGTAAACTATAACGGTACTCCTCTAGCTGACTTATATATTCCATCACAAATAAGTTTAGGATCTAAATTAATCGCAGGTTCCTCTGCAACATTTGGCAACTTTACAATAAGTTCTGAAAGCATAGCAATCTCAAGTGGTGATATAAATCTTAACGCAGGTAATGCAATACGCATGACTGGATTTGGTACAAAAGATTCTTCTAATAATATTGTAATAACTGCTAGAGATAATAATATTAGTACAGATAATAATAACAACATCGTTTTAGATCCTGCAGGCACAGGAACAACTGAATTTTTTGCTAACACAAACGTAGACGGAAACATTACTGCTACAGGAAATATTACAGCAGATGGAAACATTACACTAGGTAGTGGCGGAGAAGATAATGTTTCTATAGGTGCAGATATAAACAACAATCTTTTACCTGATGTCACAGACACATATGATTTAGGTTCAGCAGGATTCATGTATAAAGATGGACATGCTGTAAGTTTAACAACAGATGCACTAGTAACAAGTCAAAGCATTCAATTGAACAGCACTATTGCACAAAGCACGTTTGCTAACAATGGACCTCCTATTTTATATGCTGACAAGATGATTGTTAACGAAACTGGAAAAGTAAGAACATTTGCAACACAACCATCAAATGCAACTGAATATGAAGCAGTATTTGATGCAGAAGCAGATATAAATGTTTCAAACTTTGTCACAACATTTCCTTCAAGTAATTGGATAATAGGAGACATGGCAGTCAGCACAAGTTATTATGCTTTTACTGTGTTTAGATTTACTGGTTGGACTGCTGGTGATAATAAATGTTATGTTTTCAATAGATCAAACGATCAATTAGTATACACATTTGACGATTCTACTGCTGGTACTGCTGAAGAGTGGGGAGCTAGTTTAGCTATGAACGACTCTTATATTGCAATTGGTAATTTCGGTCAATATGGTTCCGATGGCTATGTAGAGGTTTATGATTTAACTACAGGATCACTAGCACATACATTTACTGACCCTACAAGTCCTGGCACCAGCAATTACTTTGGAGCCAGTACATGTATGACTCCAGATGGTGCTTCGACTCACTATGTAGGCATAGGAGCACACTATTCAGATATTGGTTCTAGTAATAGAGGAGCGGCTTACGTTTTTAGGCTTTCAGATGGACAACGTTATGATTTTCTTACACCTACAATACCAACCGGTAGTAATCATTTTGGCGTAGGCATTGATATGAATAAAACAAAAGTTGCCATAGCTTCGCCAACTAATTTGCAAGAAGTTTACATATATGAACTTTCTAGTATGAACACAAGTCCAAGTACACAAACTCCTAGTGTTACAATACCAAAATATGAATCAGGCGGTAGTGGAAGTCAAGCCAATAGATGGGGTGGCGATTATGCTCTTGGCGAAGGAATAGCAACTGCTAGATTTAGTAATGGTGTATGTTTAACTGACAGTTATATTATTATTTCATCGGCTAGCTATAGGGGTAGTGGCAGTCAAGGTATAAAATCAGGAAAGGTATATCAATTTGATTTATCAGGAAACTATATAAGAAGTTTTCTCACACCTAGTAATGCATACGCATCAGGATATGAAAGTTATGCTGGAAGAGATCGTTTTGGTGCTTCGGTAGACGCAACTGATAGTAAAATCGTAATAGGAGCAACTAGTTTTGGTCAGAATAATACTTTAGCAGTAGCAGAAACTCCTAATAACAAATTTTTTCAAGACGCAACTACAGGTACTTTCTATGTATATGATGCTAGTACAGGTGATTTATTAAGTAGAAGTCCTGCCGCATGGTATCAATCAGGACTACAGACTTATGATGGTACTTCTACATCAAATGACACTATAAGTGCATATTTTGATACAGAAAATTTTGGTGCTAGAGTTAGAATAGACGGCAATCATATATTTGCATTGTCAGAAGGAGGTAGAACCAACCAATCAACCAAGCCTCAAGGATACATGATGTTTTACGATACATCTCCTCCTGGAAATACAATTCAGAATATAGGATTAGATGTTGGAAATACATTTTACGTAGCACAGCATAATGGAAACGACACCAATTCGGGAACCACACCGTATGGGCCTTTCAAAACAATAAAACGTGCTTTAGATGCCGCAGATGCTAGTACTGCTGGACCAGTTACTATTAGAGTATTTGCAGGAGGTTATGAAGAGGTGACTCCACTTGTTGTTCCAAGTAATGTTACAATTACAGGTGAAGACATGCGTAACACAACTGTTAGACCAGAAAGTGCATATCAGAGTAATGATGTATTTCATTTAACAGGTGAAACTACAGTACAAAATTTAACAATTAAAGATTTTTACTATGATAGTTCAGGAGATACTGGGTATGCTTTTAGATTTGCACCTAACTCTACAATAACAACAAGAAGTCCGTATATACAAAATATTACAGTTATAACACAAGGAACAACTACAAGTGCAAGTGATCCAAGAGGCTTTGCAAGTGGAGATGCTGGTAGAGGTGCATTGGTAGACGGTGCGGCAGTTCTTAATACAAGTGAAGAAGCAAGTATGTTGTTCCATTCAGTAACATTTATAACACCAGGAGTAGATGCATTAACATGCACCAACGGTGTGCGTGTTGAATGGTTAAATTGCTTTACATATTTTGCAAATATAGGCATACATTGTAAAAATGGCAGTACAGGACATTTATCATCAGACGGAAGCACAACAAAGTATGGAGCAGAATTAAGAAGTATTGCAAGTGCATGTGTGTATGGAAACACAGGCATAAAAGGAGACGGTGCAGATGTTTTAATTTATGCAATTAATCATAATCTTGCATATATAGGCGCAGGTAAATTTGTAGATAATGATCCAAGCAGAGCAATACAATCACAAGAAGTTGTAAAGGCAAATTCTGCTAAAGTATTTTTTAGTTCACAAGATCATTCAGGTAATTTTAGAGTAGGGGACGTTTTTCATGTCAATCAAGAAGATGGAACAACGAGCCTAAATTTATCCTCAGCAGAATTTGCCAATTTAAATTCTTTGATATTAACAACCGGTGGAAATTCTACAGAATTATATCCTGACAGAATAGAAGTTGGAGATTTTAGACTTAAAGGGCAAACATTAGAAACAGTAAACTTGGATCTAAATTTAAACAGCTATTCTAACATGAATATGATAAAGTTTCTAGATAATGTTAACATGACGCAGAATTTTGTTTTAGATCAAGGAATTTCCATTGGTGGGGGATTTGCTTATATAGGAGAACAAATTGGTAATACGCTTGTACTAGGAGCTAATATCGGAAGTGATATAGATCCATCTGTTGACGGAATACACGATCTAGGAACAAGTTCATTAAAATGGAAATATGGATATTTTGATCAAGCAAATATAGCTGATATAAACATAGTAGACACAAAAATTTCGACTGTGGTTTCAAATGCTGATTTAGAATTAGTTGCAAACGGATCAGGCAAGGTTATAGTTCCTGGCAATACATTAGAAGTTAAGGAAATGTCTACACCACCTACTGGTACAATGACTTTTAATAATTTTAGTACACAAGGTATAACTACTACAGGTGATATTATTGTTAATCAAAATTATATATTTAATGATTTAACTGCAACAACAATGTCTATAAACGGACCAATATCATTTGATTCCATTACATTTGATATGAATAATATTAGAACTACAGAATCTAATGCAGATTTAGAATTACGTGCAAGTGGAACAGGTAATATATTATTTTCTAATAATACAAACTTCAATAACAATGCAACAGTTAACGGAACACTTAAGATTGGAGCAAGTAATTTTACTAGAGTTACTGCTGACTTTACTACTGGTGATCTGCAACTTTATCAAAATGTTATTGAAACTAGCAACTCAAACAGCAATTTAGAACTTAGACCATATCCGGGCAAATCAGTTATAGCACAAAAATTAAAATTTGACGGCACTAATGTAACTAATGCACCTTTATATCCAACTGAGAATATTACATTTTCAGGAACACATGTTGATGTGTCATCTGCAAATAAAAGCATACGTATTCCACGTGGTACTACAGCAGAAAGAGGCACAGCAACAGCAGGACAATTTAGGTATAACACAACAGATAGTATTTTCGAAGCATATTCTACAGGCTGGGAAGGCTTTAATGGATTATATTCTGATAACAGAACTACAAAACTATTAGTACATCCTACATCAGATCAAATTGATATTACTATTAATAGCGTATCTTCTGGAACAATAGATGCAACTAAATTCAGTCACAACGGCTTACAAACAGATGGAGAAACACTTGTTAACGGGAACACAATTACCACAGTAGTTTCAAACTCAGACCTAGAACTTAGACCAAACGGAAACGGCGATATTTTTGTAGGTACTGTGATGAAATTTGAAGATAACAAATTTATTAACACAGCATCAGACGGAAATATTTCTTTTGCATCTACAGGAGAAGGTTATTCACAGTTTGGCGGTAGTACAGGTATTGTAATTCCTGTAGGGACAACAGCTCAGCGTCCAGAGAACCTAGGTAATCCATCAACACAAGGACAGTTGAGATATAACACAACACTTTCAAGAATGGAAGTTTATACTGGTTCTTTATGGGAAAATTCAGCAGGTTTTATTGAAACAGTTCCACTAAATGATGCTGAAGATATCAACTTCGAACAGACGCTAATCTTTGGGTAATAGACCCTATATCACATAAAACGATAAATAATGTTAATGCCATGATAATTGACCAATTACTGGCAGTCCAAACTGTGGTCAGTCGGCAAAGAGCATTAGCTGAAAATCAGACTGGAGGGACAGGATCCCCGCTTAAGGAGAAGAGATGGCAGTTGGTCGAATATCTGGTCCGCTCTTAAAACCTAACTTAATCCGTAACGGGATTGATTTAGCTTTTGATACGGACTTACTTTACTTGGACGTCAATAACAAACGTATTGGCATCAACACCTCAAATCCACAATATGCACTAGATGTAAGCGGGACCACAAGAACAACAAATTTAGTAGTTACAAGCGGAGTTGATATAGCAGATGTCAACATAAACGGTAACACAATTCAAACATCAAAAAATGAACTAGTTTTAGGCACGGCAGATAATGTAGTGTATCAAAAAAAAGCTATTGTTGACGGACTAAAGTTTGACGGAGATACAATTAGCACAATAGATAGTAATGCTAATTTAAACTTTAGACCAAATGGCGTAGGCGCCATTAATATTAATTCCAACCTAAACGTAACAGGTAATATACATGCTACAGGAAATATATCTGCAGATGGCGACATTGTATTAGGAGATGCTGATACAGACACTATCACTTTTAATGCAGATATTGCTAGTAATCTTACGCCTAACGCAACTACATCTTTTGACATAGGTTCAGTATCAAAAAGATGGAGAAATGCATATGTAAAAAACTTTAATGCTGATAGCGTAACTACTAGTTCGTTAGCATTATCAGGTATACCTGATATTACACAAGCACCAGGAAATACAATTTACGTAGCCGAAAATGGTGCTGATTCAAACATAGGTATACATCCACAAGATCCATATGGTTCAATTACAAAAGCACTAAGCGTTGCCGTAAGTGGAGATATGATTTACATAAACGCTGGTACATATACAGAAGCTTTTCCAATGACTGTACCGGTTGGTGTAACAGTTAGGGGTGCAAGTTTAAGAAGTGTAACAATCAAACCTACAACTGCTACAGAAACAAAAGACGCATTTTTATTAAACGGAGAAAGCACAGTTGAAGATGTAACCATCATGGATTTTTACAGTGGTTATGATAGATTTACTGTAACATCAGGAGGAGGATCAACTGGAACTGTTGTAGTTACTTTAGCAACAGCACCACAGGCACATGCTTATGTAAGTGGCGGTGTGCTTAATGATACTTCTTTTTCAAGCGAAGTTAGTGCAACAGGAGCAACATACAATAATGCTACAGGAGAATTAACTATAACCTATAGTGGTACTGTTCCTACAGCCGGAACGGCGATTATGCTAAAAGGATTTGTTTTTAGCTGTAGTGGTACAAATAAAACTTATCCTAACAACGGTTATGCATTTAGGTTTGCAACAGGTTATACAGTAACTAGTCGTTCACCATATATTAGAAACATTACAGTAATAACTAAAGGCAGAACTGTATCAGCTAGTGATCCAAGAGGTTACTTTAGTGGTGATGCAGGTAAAGGTGCATTAGTTGATGGATCATATGCTGAGACTGCTTCTAAAGAAGCTAGTATGTTATTCCATTCTGTAACTTTTATAACACCAGGAGTTAATGGATTAAGCTGTACTAATGGCGCTCGAGTAGAGTGGTTAAACTGTTTTACGTATTTTGCAAAAAGAAGCATATATGCATTTGACAGCGGCATAGGTAAAAAATCAGATGGAAAAACTAGGATTAGATTAGGCGGAGTATCAGGAACATTCAGTGCAGGAAATACTGTTACATTCACATCACGAGATGCTTCAACTGTAGTTTCAGTAACTGCTGAAAGCGTAGACGGAGATATTTTAGTTGTTGATGGCAAGAATACCAATCTGATAGGATTTGATACATCTCCACAGAGTATTTCAAATGGAAGCGGAGCAACAGCAACCACTATATTGAATGTTGATGTTAAAGACTTTGGCGCAGAAATAAGAACTATTGCATCTGCCTCTGTATACGGTGAGCAAGGATTAGTAGGAGACGGTCCAGGTGTTCTTGTTTATGCAATAGGACATAATGTTGCATACGTAGGCTCTAATGAGCAAGTCACTAATGATCCTACACTAACAGTACAAGGTAATGAAGTAGTTACAACTAATGATGCAAAGATAAGATTTAGTAGTGTAGACCATAAAGGAGACTTTAGAGTAGGAGATTTGTTTCATGTCAACCAAGAAACAGGTGCTGTAAACTTTGCAGGTAACACATTAAACATTGATCTGTCAGCAGGAGCTATATTTACGGATGGTGTTAACACAACAGAAATATCTGGATCCAAAATTGATACAGGAAATTTAAGACTAACAGGAAACACACTATCAACTACAGCAGGTGATTTACAATTAGATGCCGCATCAGGACAAATAGTTTTACAAGACAATGTACAGATACAGGGATCATTAGATGTAACAGGTAATGTAACTATTGGTGGTGATATTCAATTAGGTGATACTTCTTCAGTAGATATTGCTATTATTGCAAGGATAAATTCATCTTTGATACCTAACACTAATAGCACACATAGTTTAGGAGATAATTCGTTACGTTGGAACAATTTACATATAGATGAAGTTCAGGTAGATGATATCAATATCAACACAAACAGAATTACAACTACAAATTCAAATGCAAATTTAGAATTAACTGCTAATGGAACAGGCAAAGTAACTGTACCAAATAACACATTAGAAATAACAAATGATCTAATTGTTAACGGAACATCAACGTTTCAAGCAGTAAACATAAATGGTAACGCAACAATAAATGGTTCTATTACACAGACAGGAAACACAACTGTAAACGGTAACGCCACTGTAAACGGAACACTATCAACCAATGCCAATGTGCAACTTGAAGACATTCTAATCTCAGGTAACTTTATTACAACAACTGCTAGTAATTCTCCTTTAGAATTAAAAGCAAGTGGTACGGGTGTTATTGGAATTCCTTCAAACAATGTACTCATAGCTAAAGATTTGCAAATTAACGGAACTATTACTGCAAACAATTTCCAAACATCTAGTACAATTACTGGTAATGAATTTGCTACAACTGATATTTTAATTAAAGACAACTACATTACAACTACAACATCTAATAGCGACTTAGACTTAAGAGCATCTGGTTCAGGTAGTGTTGTTGTAGAAGATTTATCCATTAACGGTAGTACAATAAGTTCTGATACTACTATTACTTTGTCTCCCGCTGGAGAGAGTATTATAGTAAATGGCACAGGTTCTGTAACACTAGCAAAAGGAACCACTGCACAGAGAGACAATAGTGCAGGAGCAGGACAAGTTAGATATAATACAGATTTAAATAAATTTGAAGGCTACGACGGATCTAATTGGTATAATTTAACAGGTTTACAGGACCTAGACGGTAATACTAAGATTACTCCAGAGCTTACACCAGGCGCTAATGATAATATTATAAGATTTTATGTAGGTGGCTCAGTAGTCGGAACTATAGATAGCACCAAGTTTGAAGTACCACAGCTACAAGTAGACGATATTAATATTAATGGAAATGTGATAAGTACTACTACTACAGATACAGATCTTCAGTTTTCTGCTAATGGCACAGGCCAGGTAAAATTTGAAAATTTTGGTATTAGTGGCGGAACTATAACAAATACGGTGACAGATAGTTTAACTACTTTCCAAAATACAGGCACAGGATATGTGCAATTTCAAGGAACTTTAGGAGTTGTTTTACCTGTAGGAGATACAGGCTCTAGAGGAGCCAATGCAACAGGAATGATAAGATATAATACTGATGATACAAGAGTTGAATTATATGACGGAACAAGTTGGACAAGTGTTGCAGGTAGTGCAGGCGGAATTAACTTTGGACAAGCAAAAGAATTAGCAATAGAAATGGCTTTGATAGCAGGATAAAAAATGGCAGTACAAGTAAAAAACAGCGTAATAAAAAATGTAGGAACAGTTCCAGTAATTGTTTCTGAAACCGATGCTAGTAAGCGTCAAACCATACTAGGACTAAGTATTACTAACCTTACAGACGGGTTTTTATATATTGATGTTCTTTTAGATGATGACACTTCTGTATCAGGTTACTATTTAAAAGAAGCTCTATTAGCTGAAGGATCAAGTTTAAGAGCAGTTTCTACAGGAGAAAAATTGGTTTTAGGAATCAATAATAAATTAAAAGTAAAAGCAAGTGCAGACGATGCTGTTGATGTAATTGTTAGTTACGTGGAGACAACATAATGAGTTATTATATAGGAACAGGACCAGCAGACGTTATTAATAGTTTTATTAAACGTTATTTTTACGGAATGCGTAGGAATACAGATGGTGAGTTATTTTTGTTAAAATCAGATCAGCAAAAAGGTGGATCTGATGCAATTACAATTAACGAAGTAGGTGAAGCATCAGGAAACTTTCCAGATTTTGAAGAAGGTATTAGTTACTTAGATGGGATTAACGAAACGCACGATATTGTGTATGATAATTTAAGATATCAACAATTAAAATGGGATAATAGATCTTTACTTTATTATGTTGATGATGAAGGATATCTAGTATTAAAAGTTAGTGAAAAACATACATATCCTACAGGCACATCGGCACCGGGATACTAAGGAGATATGAATGTCAGAGTTTAAACTAGAACGATTTAAGTATAACTGGAAAGGCGTTTGGTCAAACGGTAATGCTTATAATCGTGATGATGTTGTTAACGTAGGTGGTAAAACTTATGTGTGTTTAATTACACATACATCTAGTGCAGACTTCAACACTGATTTAAAAGCTACAGTTCCTGGTAGTAGTCCTCCGGTACCACAGCCCAAATGGGTTCTACAGACAGACGGCAGAAGATGGATTGGATCTTGGGTCACAGCTACACAGTATCAAGAAGGCGATATTGTAACCTTTGATGGTACTGTATACTTTTGTAACCTAGGGCATTTATCTACAACTTTTCAAGCAAACGCAACTGACTGGACTATTATTGCACAAGGAACTGAGTTTCAAACAGACTGGACAACCGGTGCAGGATACGGCCCAGGTGCTATTGTAAAATATAATGGAATACTTTACAAGTGTATTACAGCCCATACTTCGCAAACATACTTAGAAGACGACATTGCAAGTTGGCAAGTATTTCACGATGGAATTTATTTTGCTGGTAATTGGACAACAGCTACAACTTACAGAAAAAATGATTTAGTTAAATTTGGCGGTTCTATCTTTAGAGTCAAGACAACACATATTACAACTGCAAATTTTGACCAAAATTTATACGACATAGAATTACCTGGATTCAACGATGTACAAGAATATAGCGGAGCAACAGATTATGCAACAGGTGATATAGTAAGGTACGGTGGAGATCTATACTATGTAACTAATCCTATTAGAGGAATAGAACCAACTAATACAGGGTTCGATAGTGTAGTATATTTTATAAAAATGCTTTATTCTTATAATTTTAGAGGTGATTGGAATATTGAAAGCGATTATGCACCAGGTGACCTTGTAAGAAGAGGCGGTGAATTATATAAAGCTCTAGTTACAATCAAGCGAGAAAACGATAGTACAGATGCTGTTTTAACTGATTATACAGATACAACTAAATGGGAACTTGTAGTTCCAGGAGATAAATTTGCAAATTACTGGAATTATAATTCTATAAGTTACTCAAAGGGAGAAGTTGTAACATATTATGGTATATTGTACGAGTGTACACAACCGCATACTTCATCAACAATTAATTTTCCTGGAAACGGTAGCGGATATCCATGGTGGTCTATATTAGCAATGACTACAGGAAACTTTGGATTAAACGCTCCTGGAGACATTTTAACATATGATAAGTTAATTGATGGAAGTAGTTTAGGTCCTACCAATGTTCCAATAGGCACAACAAATCAAGTGCTATCTATAAGAAATGAATTGACTACTGATCCAGATTTATACTATAGAGATTTATTTACAACAGAAGTTACAGTAGTATATGTATCTCCAACAGGAGTCGACGACTATAGCACAACTGGCGGAATAGTAAGAGGTATTGATATGAGATATCCTTTCAAAACTATTAGGTTTGCATGTCAATACGTTGAAGATAATATTACAGGACCATGTAAGGTTGCTATATCAACAGGTAGGTATATAGAAACTTGTCCTATTGTTGTACCTAGATACACGGTGGTAATGGGCGACGAACTGCGTTCTGTGACTGTTGTTGCAAACAGTCCTGTAACTGAATATACAGGAGATACCTCAACAACATTTTCTTACTTAACTAGATTTACTAATATTATAAATGATTTGTTTTTAAATCAAGATATAACAGTAACTACAGGTAATACAGTAGCACAAGATAAAACACAATCTGCAAGTACAGGTGACTTAACAGCTATATTTGGAAGTTTAGTAGCAGATATTACAGAGTATCTTAGTTATAAAATTTTAAGTGGATCAACACAGCCATCAATAACAGGAACAAATACATTAACCAGTGAAATTGCTAGAATTAGAGCAAGTGAGATACTAAGAGTTAATACAAAATTTTTACAAGCAGAAGCAGTAGCTTACATTAAAAGCACTTCTCCAGAGTATGTGTTTACAGATGCAAGAATAGAAGCTGATGTAAATCAATTTATTAGAGGAATTAGATACGACTTACGCTATCCTGGAAATTATGCAACTGTACAGTCTGCTAGATATTATGTAAACCAAACAAATGGTTCACAACTAGAAGATATGTTTTACTTAAGAGACATTACAGGATTGAGAAACTGTACTATAGAAGGATTGTCAGGAGCACTATCTCCAACAGGAACAGCATTAATTCTCCAAAGGCCAACAGGCGGATCGTTCTGTAGTTTAGATCCAGGATGGGGTCCTGCAGATGACAGAACTTGGATTGCTACAAGATCACCATATATACAAGGTGTAACAACAATCGGTACAGCATGTACAGGACAAAAAATTGACGGTGCTTTGCACAACGGTGGTAACAAGTCAATGGTATCAAACGACTTTACACAGGTTATATCAGATGGCCTAGGAGCTCATATAACTAACAACGGTAGAGCAGAACTTGTTTCTGTGTTTACATATTATGCACATATGGGGTACTTAGCTGAAGCAGGCGGAAAGATAAGAGCTACTAACGGTAACAACTCATACGGAAATTATGGATCAGTAGCATTAGGAATTGATTCTACAGAAACTCCTAAAACTGCAACTGTTGATAATAGAAACAACGAAGCCGAAGTTGCATTTGCGTTTGCTGGAGAAGTTACAGATAAAATACTTGCATTTGAATATAGACATTGTGGAGAAAATTATACCTCTGCATCAATCAATGTAGTTGGTTCTGGAAATTTTGTAAACACATCATTTGACGATATTAGAGACGACTCATTATTCGAAGCAAGATTAATACAAGCAGACGATAGTGCTAACATAGGTGGTGCAAACTATACAAATGTAGGTAACAATGCACAAACAGGAAATACAACAAGTATTACACTTGCAAGTAATGATTCAGCTGTAACAGCAGATTACATAGGACAACTTATAGTTTTAACCTCTGGTGTAGGAACAGGACAATATGGTTATATACAAGCATACAACGATAGTACAAAAGTAGCACAAATATATAAACACACAGACGGTACTGCTGGATGGGATCATATTATTCCTGGATTTGAAATTTCAGCATCATTACAAACAAATACACAATATAGAATTCAACCAAGGATAACAGTATCTGAACCACCGTTTACAGTTAATACTAGAACATTACCTAATTCAATGCCTACATCACCTAAGGAATGGGTTGACGCGGCATGGGGAGAGACAAGAGAACAATATGATAATAATGTGATGAGTACAGGTACTGGAACAACTATAGATACAACTCCTGCTCCGGCTGTTATTAGAATAATTAAAACTGGTGCTACATATACAGCGGTTTTACAGAGTACTGGAATTGGGTATGCAGTTGGTGATACTACTACTATTGCAGGAACAGCATTAGGTGGAACTAGTCCTACAAACGATTGTATAATACGAGTTGCATCAGTATCTGATGATAGTACAAACAGTATTGTTACTGTAACTGTACAAGGATCTGGATTTGCAGGAAGATGGTTAGCAGTAGCTGAAGGTAATTATAGTGCATACTCCGATGACGGAACATCCTGGAGTGAAATATTTACTGCATCAACGCAAACATGGAAGACTATAGCACACGGCGGAACAACATTTGTTGCGATATCAAATACTGTTACTGATGTTATAAATTATAGTCGAACAGGAAAAACATGGGCTGTTACAACACTACCTTCTTCGGCACCACTAAAAGATATACATTATGCCAATGGACAATTTATCATAGTGTGCGAAGATGATAATAGAGTATTTTATAGTGCTAACGGAACTACATGGGCTCAAACTAGTATTCCAGCAAGTACATCAGATGACTTATCATCATCTTCCAAACAGTGGCAAGGTGTAAGTTATGGTTACGGAAAATGGGTTGCATTATCTGGAAGTGACAGAGCTATTGCAACATCTAGTGATGGAATAACTTGGACAGTGACAGAAGATAAACTTCCAACGCCTGGCGGAGCATATGACTGGTGTAACTTAACTTTTGGTAATGGAAGATTTGTAGCAGTATCAAAAAATACTGGTCAAGCAATATACTGCATTGGAGATCCGGTAACGGAAACATGGCAGACATCTAACATGCCAAACCTAGATGATTCTACACACATGAATTGGAACAAAGTAAGATACGGAAACGGAGTATTTTTTGCTGTGTGTGATACTGGAAATAGAATTATAGCAGGAGATGCAACAACAGGACCAACTACGATAGCGGCATCATCACCTGATGGATATACATGGACTAAACGTGATTTAACATTTTCGAATAAGTTTAGTTCTTGTGCATATGGCAAGTATAATAAAAATTGGCTTGTATTAGCAAAAGGCGGCAATACTGCATTAGCAGTAGGACAAGGAGCAAAAGCAAAAGTTATAGCAAATATATCAACTGGAGTAATTGGTTTCTTAAAGATTTGGGATCCCGGTTCAGGATACACTAGTGCGCCAACTTTAACTATTTTTGACAACAAAGGAACAACAGACGCTCAGGTACAGATGAGAATAGGTGATGGCGTACTTGCACAACCAACCTTTATAAACAGAGGTATAGGTTATAGAACTAGTACAACAACTGTTACTTTGACAGGTGACGGATATGCAGATAAGATACCATCTAACTCAACTGACTTAACTGTTGTAGGATTATCAGGAGCTTATCCAGGACCTGGAGCACAAATATCTATTACCGGAGTAATGAATACTGATACAACAGAAGATTTGACAGATCTAAGAGCGTTTACAGCAGTAAAAGTTACCGAGCTTGGAGATGATGGGTCTGGTAATGGAACCAATAGAGTATTGTTTAGGATATCACCAAAGTTGGAAAATTCAGATAATTTAGCTCACGGAACAGCAGTTTCAATTAGAGAACTATATAGTCAGTGTAGAATTTCTGGACATGACCTTCTTGACATAGGCAGTGGTAACTTTACACAAACAAATTATCCTGAACTATATGTTGCCGGAAATGTATTTGATGTTTATCCTGAAAACGAAACTTTTGAAGATGATGGTGGAAGAGTATTCTACACATCAACAGACCAAGATGGTAACTTTAGAGCTGGTGAATTGTTCAGTGTTGAACAAGGAACTGGTATTGTAACAATTAGTGCTGATTTCTTTGACCTAGACGGGCTTTCTGAATTAGCACTCGGCGGCGTTAGATTAGGCGGTAGTGGTACTGTAGTTAGAGAATTTTCTACAGACCCATTGTTTATTGAAGATTCTAATAACATTGTGCCTACGCAAAAAGCAGTCGTAACTTTCTTAGCAACACGATTGTCAGAAGGTGGATCAGAAATAGAAACTAATGACTTAACAGCAGGTTTAGTTAAAATAGGCGGTGAAAATGATATTATTGAACATACTGGAGATGGCGGACTCGTAAGTGGAACTGTGCCGGGAACAGCGTTTGAAATACAATTTCCGAAAACTACAAATTTTGCAGGACAATATGCAGGAGTTACTGGAATGCCACTCGCAATGCGACTATTTTTGAAGGAAGATTAAGTATGTTGTTTTTCGATATTGATAAATATTACAGTTGGAGCAATTAAATGGCAGAATTTAAATTAGGTAGAATTAGATTTGTTTGGAAAGATGCGTGGGTAACTGGCACATCTTATTATAGAGATGACGTTATACGCTTTGGAGGCAGGGTATACATTTGTGTAACAGGCCACACAGCGGCGGCAAACTTTTTTACAGACTTAGATGTTTCACCAACAAAATGGAATCTAGTAAGTGATGGTCAATCATGGAAGGGCGATTGGGCAATAAGTACTTCTTATGTTTATAATGATATTGTAAAATACGGTGCAAATCTTTATATAGCTAAAGCAGTACACACTTCAAACTCTTCTGCAACTGCTGGATTAGAAGCAGACATAGCTAATTGGGATTTATTTGGCGCAGGGCTTGATTGGAAAAGCACTTGGTCAACTAGTACAAGATATAAAGCAAACGATTTAGTTAGATATGGAGGACAAACTTATGTTTGTAACACACACCATACATCAAATGCTTCAGCATCAAGCGGATTAGAAGCTGACCAAGCAAAATGGGATTCATTTAATCCTGGAGTAGAATATAAAACTGCTTGGGCAACAGGTATAAGATATAAAGTAAATGACGTTGTAAAATACGGTGGTGGACTATACATTGCAACATCAGCACATACTTCAAGCACATTTGCTGGGGATAGTGCAAATTGGAGCGAGTTTGTAGAAGGCATTCAATTTGAAAATGTTTGGGCGCCTGGAGGAATCTACCAAAAAGGTGATATAGTCAGATGGGGCGGCTATCAATATATTGCACTTAGACAAAATACAGATGTTAAGTGTACATCAAGTACAGCAGACTGGCAAGTATTTTCAAAAGGAATGAATTTTAGAGGAATATGGGGTGATGACTCTTCCTCACAAGATTATTTAACAGGTGATGTTGTTACTGTAGGTGGCCATACATACATGGCAAAAGCTGATAGTAATAACAAAGAACCAGGATATGCAGGTGACTGGTCAACATATTGGGACTTACTAAATTACGGATTTAAATTTAGAGGCCAGTGGATGGACGATGCTTATTATGTCATTGGCGATGTTATAAGATTTGGCACCAATGCTTATGTTTGTGTAAAATCACATGTATCAGAAGGTGATGACTACTCAACTGAAACTAGAACAGGTGCAGGCGGTGGAGCACAAAACTCTAAACCTGACTTAGATAGTTCAGGAACATTTTGGAACTTGTTAGTTACAGGATCTGAAACAAGTGTACTTACAACTACAGGTGACTTGGTTTACTATGGTGGATCTGGACCAACTAGATTGCCTATTGGTACTGACGGACAGGTGCTTAGAGTTTCAAATAGTGGAGTTCCAGAATGGACATATTTTGGAGAAAATCCAGATGTGTATTATGTTTCACCAAACGGAGTTGATGCAAAAGCTCCAGTTAGAGGTACAACAATAGAATCTCCGTTCAAAACGATTAGATTTGCTTGTATGCAGATTGAAAATGGTACAAAGTATCCAGAAGCAAGAAGACTTTTAGAATTAAACAGAATTTTTATACAAAGAGAAATTGTAGAATGGGTAGAATATCAAGTAGCTAATACTATTTCTCCATTTACAGGTTCTTACAAATACGAACAAACAAAATGTGAAAGAGACATGGGGTATATTGTTGATGCAATTATATACGATCTGTGTCACGGCGGAAATGTTAAAAGTAGAGAGTCAGCGTTAGAATATACTGACAATGCTCCTAACTTTTATTTGCAAGGACAAAAAGAAGAAACGGTTGCCGCTATTAATTATGGATTAACAGTTATAGGTAATGTTTTAGCACAAACAGATCCTTCAACAAATTATCAAACAACGAACGGTGATAATTCAACAGCTATAGTAGTACAATATAAGCAATCTTCATTAATAGCAGAAGGAACTTCTACTGCACTTGGTATAGATGCTAATATTAAAATTATTACAGATGCTATTACAGCAGGTGTTAATACAAATGTTCCAGCAAGAATCGAAAAGAATACACTTGTTAGAGTAGCAACTGGAACTTATAAAGAAGTATTACCTATTAGAGTACCAGCACTTTGCTGTGTAATGGGTGACGAACTTCGTGCAGTAAGTGTAAGTCCACAAACAAAAGCAGACTCTATTGCAACTGAAAAAGTTGATGCAAAATGGAGTTTAAAAGCAATTGATAGATTATCAGAAGTTGTAGGACATGTAGTTTCTGGAGCAGGCATAACTGGAACAAAAGCTACAATGACAAACACACAAGATGTTACATGGCCTATTGGAGATCATAAGGAAAAGAAATCTGCAGAATTATTAGGTAGAGTTATAAAACGTAACATAGACAAAGGTGTTCAAACAATGGTTGAGGCCATTTACACTCCTGCGTATGATATGTCAACTCCAGCTAAAGGATATGCTAGAAATAATATCTTGTTAAACAAAGAATTTTTACAAGAAGAAATTATTTCATATATTTCTGCAAATTATACAACAATAAAATATAGTAAAACAAAATGTAGAAGAGATGTTTGTTACATACTAGATGCATTGGCATATGATTTAACTTATGGCGGAAACTGGCAAATGCAGAATGCAGGTTTAGCATACTGGAGTGGTACAAATGTTTTATCACAAAACTTAACAGAAAAAACTGCTACACTAGGTGCATATGGCTACTTAAAAACAATTTTACAAACAGTAGGACAAAACTTTACACTTAGTCCTGTTTTGAACTCTTTATACACTCAAAAGACAGGATCAAATAACAGTACATCAGGTGTAGCAAGTACTATTGCTACTTTGATGCAAGGTATAATTGATATTATTAATAACGGTCCAACAGCCGCAAGTATTACATATCCTGATACATCAGGAGTAAATTCTGCGTTAATAGATGCTTCTAACAGTCTTAGGGAATCTGTTGTAGAAATTGCTGAAGATGCTATAGACTTTGTTAGTGAAAACTTCGGAACATACAGACATAAAAGCTACTATTGCAGAAGAGATATTAGAAAAATTGTTAAAGATTTAAAATATGACGTAGCAATGGGTACAAATTTTAATGCTGTATATACAGGTATTTCTTATAAAAGAGGAAACGCACAATATACGCAATCTACACAGATGACACAAACTATTGCTGGAATAAACAAAGCAAGAGATTTGTTAAAAGTTTCTGTCACAACTGATGGATCCAGTGCAACTGGATCAAGTAATGCTTCAAGTAGAATTACTACAGCATTTAACGAAGTAACAAATATTATTGAACTTGGTGTATTATCAAATACTAAACCAGGAGACGGTGTAGCTGATGCATTGACATTACCGAGTCCTGCAGGTGTTGTACAGGATAAAGTTGATGCTAAAAACTTGTTAATAGGAAATAAAGCATTTATAGTAGCAGACGTTAATGCTTGGGTAGCAGTTAATCATGGAAGTCATTCCCATACTGTTGCAAAGTGTACTAGAGATACAGAATATCTAATTGATGCGTTAGCATATGACGTGCTATATGGTGGTAACCAGGCGGCTTCAAGAATTGCAGATAGTTTTATCGATGACGACTTAATTCTTACATACGGTGTAGACGGAAGCGGAACAGCCGTTGTAAGAGGTGCATATACACACATGAAGTCTATCTTAGACGACATTGTGACAGAAAGTGCAATCACGAAACAAACAGGAAACAGTGAAACACAGGTAACTTACGGAGCGGCGGCTACAGGAACAGAAGCGGCTTCTGTACAAGCAGGTGTTGATCTTACACTTGATGTTTTACAAACTAGAACACCATCAGGCGCAACTTATAATCCTTTCACAGGTGACATGGTTGTAACTATTGGTGCTCATAATTTAGAAGTAGGTGGTGAAGTAAGAATTGCAGACAATGCAATTAGATTTACTTGTGCAATGGACGGTAATGCAACAAATCATGATTATCCAAGATCTACAGATCCAGCACATAAGAAAAGATTAAGAATTACAGCAGAAACAGCGACAACAATTACTGTTAATGTTGGCCAATCTCAAAATACATCAGCACACTCATTTGTAAGTGGTGTAGCAGATAGCATACTAGTATTACAAGCTAAACCTATTACATACCCTGCAATTACTTGGGCAGATTCTGAATATCAAACTGCATTTGCTAACATAGAAAGTGATTTAGAAGAAACTATTAGAGGTGTTGTACAATACATAAGTGATACATACCAAAAGCTAGTATACGATCATGCAAAGTGTACTAGAGATTTAAAATACATAGTGGATGCGTGTAGATATGATTTCATGTTAGGTACAAATATGGCCAGTATGTTTGCGGCATATGCATACCTACGAAATACTGCATCTAAAAAAACTATAGGAAGTCAAAAAGATTTTTCATTAGCGGCTTTAGAGTTTGAAAGAAAAGCGGCACTGAAAAAAGTTAACTTTAATGCAACTGCGGTCTCAGGAATAAACTTTACTTGGGAATGGATATCAGACATAATTTTTGGAGCAGGTAACGAAGCAAACAATAAACAAATTTCAGAACTTAATAATTTTGCGGCTCAAAGAATGCTTGAACTTAACAAAGAGTTTTTAGTTGAAGAAGCAACCAGTTATGTAGATACTCACTTCAAGTCAACGATTGAGTCTACAAACGTTACAAGTTCACAGATTAGTGTTGGTAGAAACTTTACTCCTAATGCAGTAACTTACAATGCTACTACAGGTATAATGGTATTAACATTTCCTACAGCACACAACCTTACAACTAACGATCATGTAAAAATTAAAAAAGATAGCTTAGTGTTTACTTGCTCGTTCGACGGTCATAGTAGTAATCATCCATATCCAAGAGTTTCAGATATGGCACATGATACACTATTAAGAGTAAGAGCCGCAACAACATATACAATTACAGTTGACGTTGGATCATCACCAGTTGGGCAAAGGTATACACATACATTTGTTAGTTCTACTGCAAACTCTGTAATGACTCAAAACGCAACTTGGTTAGAAGAACATCTTGCAGTTAAATTTGTAGACGAAGGAGACTCTAGTACTTCTGTATCAGATTTAGGATTAGTTGCAGGAACAACTTATTATATTAAAGAAGTTGTAAATGATAACGAGTTTACAATTTCAGAAACACCTGGCGGTTCTAAGAAAACAATTCTTGAAAGTCAATCAAATTGTACTGTACAACCAATATATGATCATCAATTTACAACTGCATGTTCAAGAGACGTTAGAGAAATTGTAGATGGAATGAAATGGGATCTAGTTTATCCTAAAGATTATACTAGACCATATACATGCTCTTTCTCACATGATGTTGAACTTGTATTACCAGCAAACTACAGATCAAAATTTTCAGCAAGATACTATATTAATGCTGTAATGGGATCTCAAGAAGAAGATATGTACTACTTAAGAAATGCAACAGGATTAAGATTACAATCACTTAAAGATTTAAATGGTGACTTATTACAAGCAAACGCATATGGTACTAGCAGAGTTAGTGCAGGTGCTTATGCATCACTTGATCCAGGTTGGGGACCAGATGATAAGAGAGTATGGATTACTGAAAGATCACCGTATGTACAAAACGTAACTACATTTGGTAATGCGGCAATAGGTCAAAAGATTGATGGTGCATTACACAACGGTGGTAACGATTCAATCGTGTCAAACGACTTTACACAGGTTATATCAGATGGTATAGGTGCTTGGATTACTAACAATGGTAGAGCTGAGCTTGTGTCTGTGTTTACTTACTATTCACACATTGGTTACTTAGCTGAAGCAGGCGGTAGAATACGTGCAACAAATGGTAACAACTCATACGGAACATTTGGATCTGTTGCAGAAGGTGTAGACAACACTGAAATAGCTGTAACAGGAATTGTTGATAACAAATTCCAATTCAAAGCTACTGCAACAAAAGTAGAAACAGATGGTAATCAACCAATAACAATTGAATTCGATCATGCAGGTAATAATTACACAGAATCTGCGATTGGCATATTTGGTTCTGGTACTGGAGCAAAAACTGAAGCAGACGAGTTTAGAGACAATGCTGTTAATAGAATTAGAATTTTAGATCTTGATGATTCCAGTGGAGATTTAGGCGGTAAAGGATACATTGTAACAACAAATACTGCACAAACAGGAACAACATCTGCAATTACTATTGCGGCAACTGATGGTAGATCAGATAGTGCATATGTAGGAATGAGAGTTGTTATTACAGGCGGACAAGCTGTAGGACAGTATGGTAAAATTAGCACATACAACAGTGGTGCGAAATTAGCCGCGGTACTTAAAAATGACGGAACCTCTGGTTGGGAACATTTAAATCCAGGAACACCTATTGTTGCTCCTAATGCAACATCAATTTACTTGATAGAACCTTGCATAGAGTTTAGTGCTCCACCACATACTTCAGTTGCACAAGTTTTAGGTGCAAATAGAAATACTACTGACATGGAGTATTGTGAAACAGCAAATATCTATAGTAATATTCAAGGTACAGAGACAACAACAGCTGGTACTAGTTCTAGATTTACAGTTTATAGGAACACAAGCAAATATGTTGTTACAGTACAGAACGGTGGAACATCATATGCACGGGGCGACACAATAGTTATACCAGGAACAAGTTTAGGCGGTGCAACACCAGCAAATGATTTGACACTAACTGTTACAAGTATAAACAGTACGACTGGTGCAATCACTGTTGTTGATTCAGATGGCTTAGGCCTTTCAGGAGCATTCCTAGAAGTTGCAAGTGCATCAGCAGATGTGCGTAAGAGTGTAGACTTTGGTGCAAACTGGACCTCTGCTACATTACCAGGAACAGCACCTTCAGGATCTGTTAAAATTTGCACAGGAATATTAAATGACGGATCGTCAACAGAAAGAACAAGTTCAACAGTAATTGTAGCACAAAAGAGTGCTAACGCTAAACATGTATGGTATAGTGCAGACAATACTACTTGGACTAACGCAAATGATCTTCCAGGTGGACCTTACAATGCAGAACCACATATATGTTTTGGTAAAAACAAGTTCTTCTTGATATTTGAAAACTCAAGGCATGTTTTTGAATCAGGAGACGGTGGTGCAACATGGGTACAGAATAGTAATGCATTAGCTACAACTGGTTATACAGGCATAGCATATGGAGCAGAAAGAGTTGTTGCTGTTAGAGGCGGAACAACTACTGCGGCATATGCGGCATTTAATAATGCAGATACATGGACAACTACTACACTACCAGGTACAAGTGCTTGGGTGGGTGTTGCATTTGGTAAGAACAGATTTATTACTATTGCTAGTGACGATAACAAAGCGGCTTACAGCATGGACAGAGGAGCTACTTGGATTGACGCTACAGCTCCGAGCGTAGACGGTTCTAGTATAGTACAGTATACACACATTAAGTATGGACAAGGACTGTTTATGGCAGTTGGACCAGGAAACGCATCAGATTTAGAAGCATACAATTCAGTTTCAGTAACTGAAGACGGAGCAAATTGGACAACTAGAACTGCAATAGGCGACCCAGATGGTGCTATTACAGGTTACCAGGCAGTTTGTTTTGGTAATCCAAATCAAGTAGGTTACTGGATGGCCAAAGGTAATGGTACAACAGAACAACATATTGCAAGAATGCAAACAGGTGTTACAGCAATTGGTAGAGCTGGAGTTGCAAGTGAAAAGATTTTTGAAGTAAGATTAGTTGAGCCAGGTTGTGGATATGTTAGTGGTGCACCTACAATGACAATAACAGATCCTAACAATATATTTGAAGTTCAAACTACAGTAAGGTTAGGAAGTGGATGTTTAGGTAATCCAACATTTACTAATAGAGGTAGTGGATATGCGGCGGCATCAGCTGAATTGTCAAGCACTGGAAACAATGGTTTTGCAGACTTCTTCCAGACAGGCACATTCGTTGCAGTAAGACAACTTACTGAAAGACCAACACCAGGATCAAATGTTGTATTTGATAGCATACCTAATCAGGTATACAAACTAGTAAACACAGTTACGTTCCTTGGTACGCAGGACGGAAGTTATACAACATTCCTTAATGTTTCGCCTAACATGACACATGCTTTATCACCACCACATGGTGATCCAACTACAATGAGAATTAGATATTCTCAAGTACGTTTAACAGGGCACGATTTCCTAGATATTGGTACAGGAGGATTTACATCAACAAATTATCCTGGAACACCTGCAATAGCACCGATACCAGCTCAAGAAACTAATCAGAATAACGGCGGTAGGGTGTTCTTTACATCAACTGACCAAGATGGTAACTTTAGAGTTGGTGACTTGTTTAACGTTGAACAAGCAACAGGTGTTGCTACATTGAATGCAGACGCATTTAATATTGCAGGATTACAAGAACTTTCATTGGGAGAGGTTACACTAGGCGGTAACTCTGCGGCAGTTTCAGAATTTAGTACAGATCAGTTTATGACTGCAAATTCAGATAGTGTTGTTCCAACCCAACGTGCAGTTAAGGCATACATAGAGGCACAGATTGGTGGCGGTGGTGCGTCACTAAACGTTAATACTGTAACAGCTGGAGATATTTTTATTGGTACCAATCAGATTACCACCGTGACTGGTACTACGATAAATATCAATGCTACAGTTAACTTTAAGGGTGGGGTCGTAGGATTACCACTAGCAATTAACTATATGTTAAGATAACATTGGAGAGAGAAAAATGGCAACAGGAATATTAGGTTCAGGAGATTTATCACCGGCTACTAATACTACTATATACACAGTTCCTGCAACTACTTTTAGTGTTGTCTCTGTTAGTATTTGTAACAGAGGAACAAGCACTTCAGCAGTAAGAATTGCAGTCGCGGCGGCAGACACGCCGACAAACGCTGAATTTATAGAGTATGACGCACAACTTTTACCAAAAGGTGTCGTTGAAAGAACAGGTATAGTCTTGGACACAACTAAAAAAATAGTAGTAAGATCTACACTAGCTAACTGTTCTGCAGTAGTTATGGGTGTAGAAACATCTACAGCATAAGGAAAAAGGAAGTGACATGGGCAGAAAAATAAGTTTAGGTATATATCCACAAACCGACAGTACATTGACAGGACAACTGGCTGATCGACCTACAACTGCAAATGCTGGTGTTAAATTTTTTAACACAGACAGCAATCAGTTAGAAATATATAATGGCTCTGGATGGCATGCTATTCATGAAACATTGAATGCGGCTTTGACATCTAGTGCAGGAGTTTCATCTAATAGAAGTTATTGGGTTGATACATCTGGCGGTGCTGTTACTGCATCATTACCTGCTTCTCCTGCTCAATACGATAGAATTAAGTTTGCAGATTCTCATAATACGTTTGGATCAAATGCATTAACAATAGACCGTAATGGCAAATTGATAGCAGGTACAGCAGACAATATGACTGTAGATACTCCAGGAGCATCATTCACATTGATATTTCATGGTGACACAGCAGGTTGGAAGGTTGAAGTAATTTAAGGAAAGACGATGGCTTTTAACTACGAAACTTTAAAAAAATACAAATCAGAATCATTTGTTGATCTAACTATTACAGGCACTCAGATAGAAGCACTAGGAGTAACTAGTAATAAGATTAATACAGATGCAGTAAGTAGCGATAAATTGGGTACAGGCTCAGTTGATTTAGCAAGTAATAAGGTTTCAGGAACATTGCCAACAAACAAAGGTGGCACAGGAACTACGAATCCAGGAGGATTTAATGCTGGTGTAATTGTTTCAAATGGTAGTAGTTGGACTTCACAAGGACATGGATTGTATAGTATGAATGTTTACACTAGCAATGGTACTTGGAATAGGCCTAGTGGAGTTAAATGGATTAAGGTACAAGTAAGCGGTGGAGGTGGCGGCGGAAGCGGTCACGGAGAATCTGGTGGTGCTGGAGGATATTCAGAAGAGTATATTGATGTTTCAAGTATATCAAGTGTATCTGTCACAATAGGTGGTGGAGGTGGAGGAACATATTATTCAAGTGCTGGAGGTAATGGAGGTGCAAGTTCATTTGGTCCTTATCTATCAGCTAGTTTAGGATACGGTGCAAACAGAAATAACCAACACTCAGGAGGAGTAAGTGGTTCAGGATCAGGTGGATCGCTAAATATTCATACAGGCGGTGGTGGAAATCATCACAACAGAACAGGTTACGGAGGAATGGGCTTTTTCGGTGGAAACACAGCGGCAGGACACCCACAGGGTGGAAATTTTGCACACAATCACCAAAACCATTCTGCATACGGAAGTGGTGGCACAAGCGGTTATCACAGTGGCTTTAGAGGAGCTAATGGTAGGCACGGAGTTGTAGTTGTTACAAATTTTAGGTAGAAAAAATGGCATTTAATTATCAAACATTAAAAAAAGTTAAATCAGAGTCAATTATCGACGGAGAAATTAAAGAAGCAGATCTTGCTAACTTAACTGTGCAAACTGCAGATATTAATGATGGCGCAGTAACTTCTGATAAACTTGCTACAGGTTCTGTTAGTATGACCGGATCGATAGTAACAGGAACATTACCTGTTAGTTCTGGAGGTACAGGTTTAAGTAGTAATCCTAGTAATGCTTATTATGCTTTAGGATACAACGATGGCGGAACAGCATTACAATATCGTCCATACGGAATTAGAAGCATGAGTGTTTATACAGGTAGTTCAACTTGGAGTAGACCAAGTGGAGTACGTTATGTAAAAGTCTGCGTTGTAGGCGGAGGAGGAGGTGGCGGCGGCCACGGAGAATCCGGCGGCGGCGGTGGATATGCAGAAGAAGTTTTAGATGTTACAGGAATTAGTAGTGTATCTATCACAATTGGTGGCGGTGGAGGAGGAACATATTATTCCGGTGCCGCAGGCAATGGATCATCATCATCATTTGGCCCTTATTTGTCAGGTGGAGGCGGTTATGGAGCAAATAGAAATAATCAACACTCAGGCGGACTTAGTGTTAACGGATCAGGAGGTAACTTGAATGTATACGGTGGTGGCGGACAAGCTCATCACACTAGATCTTCCGTTGGAGGTCCATCATACTGGGGTGGTAATACTGCCGCAGGACACCCACAAGGTGGTAATTTTTCACACAATCATCAAGGACATGCCGCACCAGGCAGTGGAGGTACTAGTGGATATTTTAGTGGCTTTCGAGGTGCTAATGGCAGAAACGGTATGATCGTTGTATATGAGTTTTATTAAGGATTAACACATGGCATTTAATTATCAAACATTAAAAAAACTAACAGCTACAGCAGTGATTAATGATCAAGTCAAAACAGCTGACATTGGAAATTCAGAAGTAAAAACAGGAAAAATTGGAAACAATCAGGTTACATCTGGTAAAATAGGAACCGGAGCAGTTGGTCTAAACACAGATACAACCTCAGGTACACTAGCAACGAACAAAGGTGGATCTGGCATTACTTCTATTGGAAGTAGTGGTAATATGTTAAGAACAAATTCTAGCGGAAATGGACTAGAATGGGTAAACAATTTTGGAATAGTAAGACAGGCTGTATACACAGGTAGTACTACTTGGTACAGACAATCAGGAACCAGATATATTCACGTTCAGGTAATGGGCGGTGGAGGAGGTGGCGGAGGTCACGGAGAGTCAGGTGGTGCTGGAGGCTATTCAGAAGAAATTATTAATGTTACAAGTATATCAAACGTCTATTGTACGATAGGTGGTGGAGGTGGTGGTACTTACTATTCCGGCGGTGCTGGTAATGGGTCAAGTTCATCATTTGGACCTTATCTATCAGCAGGCGGAGGATATGGTGGTAACAGAAATAATCAACACTCAGGAGGCGTTAGTGGTAGCGGTTCCGGGGGAAACTTAAACATCCACTGTGGAGGAGGTGGTAGTCATCACCAAAGTCACGGTCCAGGTGGGCATTCATATTGGGGTGGTAATACCGCCGCAGGACACCCACAGGGCGGAAACTTTTCACACAATCATCAAAGTCACGCCGCTCCAGGCAGTGGAGGTACTGGTGGGTACTTTAGTGGCTTTAGAGGTGCTGATGGACGAGTCGGCATGATCGTAATTACGGAGTATAGATAATGAAAAAAGCAATCGTAGGTGCGGCAGGGTATGTGATGCAAATTGAAGATCCAGGAGATGATTTTGAGATCTACAATGGCCCTGATGCAACGTTTCAATGGGTAGATGCACCCGACAACATCACATTAATGTGGACACTAGAGTATAGTCCATCTAAAGGAGAAATGGTTTGGGTTGAAAGAGACGAACCACATCCTGATAGAGAAATGCAAAGAAAAGTTGCATACGGAGACGTAGGCGCACAATTAGATATGTTATATCACGATATAAAAGCAAATAATATGGCCGGCGGTTCTTGGGTTAATCATATTGATTTAATTAAAACAAGCATACCTGCACCAGATAAGACAACTGGAGAAAACTTATCACCTGAAGAGCAAAGAGCATATGATGAAATTAGAGAACCTAGTGTAGACCAGCCAATGAAAATTTCAAGCGAACAGATGCCAGCATGGAAAAGATGTCCTGCTTGGTGGGGCTACAATAAGGGAGATAGCTAATGCCAGTTACATTTATAGCAAAAAGTCCAGTTATTTGTGAAAATTATTCTACAGGAAAGATCTTTGAAGATTGTACATTAGTTAGTTTTGAAAAAAAAGTTAAGATGTCTATAACTATTCCAAGAGGAGTAGCGGCAGGAGAAACTATTACTTTACATTACGATACAGATGATCTTAATTACAAAACAACATGGAACGGTAATCTTTTTAGGGCTTCAAATCCAACATTTACAGCAATAGAGTCCTAAATCGCTTTTATAACCTGCCTATAGCATTTTTAAGTAAATATACGAGCATTTAAAGGAATGATTGTATATGAAAATTAAAAGAGTATGCGTAGTAGGAGGAGGATCCAGCGGTTGGATGACTGCCGCGGCCATTGCAAAACTTTGTCCTCACATTAAAGTAACACTAGTTGAATCACCCAATATTAAAACTGTAGGCGTTGGCGAATCTACACTAGGACATATCAACAGATATATGAGGTTGTTAGGTCTTAAAGATGAAGACTGGATGCCTGCTTGTAATGCTACATATAAGAATTCAATCAGATTTACAAATTTTAGAGAAAATAATGGAACACATTTTGAGTATCCTTTTGTTGATGACTATGATTATAGCTACTCAGGAGGAGATAATTTAATTACTTGGTCTGAATTGTCTGCTTTATATCCAGAAGAATTTGGTCCTAAGTCGTTTGCTGAATTCCATGCACTAAGTAATACTTTACTTGCAACACATAATAGACAAACTGATAATAAAAACAACAAACTACGATATTTTAATTTTAATTATGATACAGCCTATCATATGGACGCAACAGCATTTGGAATATATTTACGTGACAAGGTATGTATTCCTGCAGGAGTAACACACATAAAGGCAAATGTAGTAGCTAGAAAACACGATGATAAAGGTTTTACACACTCTTTGTTAATTGAAGGAGACAAAGACATAGGTGCAGATCTATTTATTGACTGTTCTGGTTTTAAATCTTTTATGTTAGAAGGTTGGCAAGGATCTATATTCCATTCTTACAAAGGTATACTAGCAAATGATTATGCTTGGGCTGTAAGATTACCCTATAGTAATAGAAAAGAACAAATGCATAACGTTACCGATTGTCATGCATTAGGAAACGGTTGGGTATGGAATATTCCATTATGGAATAGAATTGGAACTGGATATGTTTACAGTAGTAGATTTGTACACAAGGATGTAGCACTAAAAGAATTTAAAGCACACCTTAAAACAGTACATAAAAACGTTAATGTAGAAGAATTAGATTACTTTAACATACCTATTAAACATGGAAAGAGAGTCAAAGCATGGGTGGGCAATGTACTTGGTATTGGACTTAGTTACGGGTTTGTTGAACCTTTAGAATCAACAGGATTGTTAACAACACACGAAAATATTATTTCTTTAATTGGTATATTAAATCAAAGACAAGGTTATGTATCAAGAACTGAGAGAGAAGTTTATAATTTTACTGTAAACAGATCGATAGACCAATTTGCTAGATTTGTTTCAAACCATTATGGACTATCAATGAGACAAGATACACCGTATTGGCGTTGGGCAACACAGACAAATGATTATGACCCAGAGCTTAACGGTATTCATGTACCAAGAGACGATTACAATGCAATGGCATACAGTACAGTTTATGGCGATCAAGCTATGAACCCGCAGATGCAGGGAATGAACTTTATAATGGCAGGAATGGGTGTTAGACCTGTTTCTAGTGAACATATGTTTACTGCTAAACATGGAAAAAGTCCAGAAATTGAACAACAAAGAAGAAGAGACTTAGAACAGATAAAAAATAGATTCTTAAACGAAAAAGAAAAGTATATAAAGTATATTAAAACTTTACCAACACATTATGAATATTTGAAAGATAATATTTACGGTGGCGTTGACGAGCATGATGTTTAATCTTTTTAAAAAAAAGAAACCTATAGCTAGATTTTATAGTTTGCAAGAAGGTGTTGCAGACTTACATCCTATTATTCCGACAGCATCTGTAAAACGTCCTTGGATTAAATTACCTAGTAATCCTCATCCAAACGACGGTAGTATTGCTACAAAAAATTGTCCCGGTATAAAATTAATGTTAAATGCAGGTTGGGTACTAACAGCACCTGCAGATTTTATTATTACAACAGACGGTGATGGTGTAAATTTTAAATATAGCGAAGCCCAACGATTTAATCTTGAACAAGGTTCTGGACAAGACAAATATATAGACTTTCATGATCAAAATCAAACAGAAAGAATACTAGATGATCCAAGTAAAAGTTTAAAAACAGTAGTGAAAATACACACACCGTGGAGAGTAGAATTAGATGACGATTACTTACTTTTACAAGTTCCTGTACACTATTCAAATGAAAAAAGATTCACACCAGCAACAGGATTACTAGATCCTAGATATGCACACGTTCTTAATGTGCAACTATTTTGGCATGTGTTAAATGGAGAAGAACTAGTTAAAGCAGGAACCCCTTTAATACAGTACATTCCTATTCCAAGAAAAGCATATGTTTCTTCACATTTTAATTTTATATGTGATGAAGCGACCGACGAAGATAGGAAAATGGAAAGATCTTTTAATTATACATTAAGTTCTGTAATTTACAAGTTTGATTCATTAAAGTCACGCTTAGTTAGAGTGCGTAAAGTTATCGATAAGTATCGTAGTAATAGGAGAAAAAAATGAGTGAAAAAATCATAGAACAATTGGAAAAAGTCTGTGCTAATATTAAAATTACAAAAGAGAAGACAGAAGAAAAATTAAAAACAGTTGAGGAAAATTTACACGATACAAAACTTAATCCTTATGGTGTTACTACTATTGACTTTTCAGAAAGACAAGAGCTAATGGAAGATATAATGAAAATGGAAGGCACTATGATGGGTTTGCAATTAGCTATAGAAACTTGTCAAGAAAATGCTATCTAATGGAGTATATATTAATCCCTGGGCTACACTACTTTTTAAAACCTCATACGATCTCAATTATAAAAATATAAAATCCACAGTCCAAGAGTATATCTCAGAACGCCCAAATAACACATCTCTTCTTGAAAAAGGCGTAGCATATTCAACAGTTGCACATCAATCTAATCCTCCACATTTATGGCCAGAATTTAAAGACTTTTGTGCAGAACTTTTAATTACACTAAAAAGAATATATACAGAACATAGGATATTAGACAAAGAAAATTGTTTATTACAATCCTGGATAAACACACATGGACTAGGAGGAGAAACATTAGAGCATTCTCATAACCTTGTTGACTTTGTAGTTACTTGTTATCTAAATCTACCAGACAACGGTGGATTTATAGAATTCAGAGATCCTTTAGAATATCACAAAGCAAACTCCTATATTAATCCAGAAACAGATCTTTGGACAGCCATTCCTTGTAAAACAAATGATATATTAATTTTTCCTGGGTGGTTAAAACATAGAGTTCAACCCAACAACTCAGAAGAAGAAAGAGTAGTATTAACTATAAATGTAGGAACACCAAATGCAGTTCAAAGTATGCAAGCCTGATGCAAATACTTTTCCAAATGTGGTAAAGTTTAAAAATGCAAAAGACATAAAGCACCAATATGTAAGTCTTGATAAAGATATTGGGTACTGGATACTACAATCACCTTTTGAAAATGATACATTTGAATTGTACAAAGAATTAGTATCTTGTTTTCCTATATCTAAAGATAACAATAGGCCCGATAATCCAGACCCTAATCCTTTTGATACTATACATATACCCGATTGGTTACACAAAGATATCTGTTTATTACTTAGAGATTTTTATATACAACAGCATTTTAGTGGCCATTGGAGTTTAGATTACGCTTTAAATAACTTTAAAAATCCACGTGTATTTGAATGGGGGAATGTGTATTATAAAGATAGAGCTAAACCTATTATTGGATATAGAATACCACACATAGATTATCCTCAAGGAATGGTTGGAAATTTATGGTTCACAAACCATGAAAAAGGAACGTCAGGAACAAAGTTCTATAAGTATATAGGTAACAAACTCTCTGGCGGGTATGATTTTGCAGTTGATCCTAAGCATAAACTGTATGACGAATATCAGGACATGCTTAGACAAGGAAGAAATAATAGCTGGTTTAACTTCGATGATAAAGAACTACAAAGATTTGGATTTGAATATTTAGGAATGGCCGATTGTGTCCAAAATACTATGACTGTATATAAGTCCGATATTTGTCATTTAGCATATGTCGAAAAATCAGTAAACTTTAGATGGAGCCATACATATGCGTTTGCCCACGGATAA